AATGGTTACAAAGCTTTCTGCAAAACAGCAAGCTAAAGTCGGTGTCGTCATGAAAGAGTTCAAAGAAGGAACTCTTCATGGCGGCAAAGGCAAGAAAGCTCCTGTTGTGAAAAATCCGAAGCAGGCAATTGCCATTGCTCTGTCTGAGGCTCGTAAGGCTAAGAAGAAATAATACGTGAGCATCACTCATTACCCCGCACTTGTACGCATTGCTGCTGATGGCAACACTGTTTCCATTAACGGCACTAATGTAGACGCCTTTGGTCGCATTAGGGTGAGTCAGCCGTATACGTTGTTCGATAGTCAACAGCGTTATGCGGCTGACAACCAATTCGATACAAGTACAGCCTCTGGTGGGTCGACAACATTCTTAGCGAATGAGTCGACACTACAGATGTCTGTAACGACAGCCTCTGGCTCTAAAGTGGTACGGCAGTCTTTCCGAAGCATGTCATATCAGCCGGGTAAGAGTTTGCTCATCTTGGCTACATTCGCAATGAATGCAGCTAAGACAAATCTTCGACAGCGTGTTGGTTTCTTCAATACAGAAAACGGTGTTTTCTTTCAGCAAGAAAACTCCACGCTGTCTTTTGTTCTTCGTTCCAATTCAATTCCGACACCGGGCACACCTAGTGATGCTAGAACAATTACTCAGGCAAATTGGAACGGTGATAAGCTTGACGGCACTGGGCCTAGTGGTTACACATTAGATCCATCAAAAACACAAATCTTCTGGACAGACGTTGAGTGGCTAGGCGTTGGCAGTGTTCGTTGTGGTTTCATCATCAATGGAACATATGTTGTTTGCCATACTTTCCACAACGCTAACATTGAATCCAGTGTCTACATGACCACTGCGATTTTGCCAATTCGCTACGAAATAGAAAATACTGGCACTACCGCATCGGCTTCTAGCATGAAGCAGATTTGTTCTAATGTTGTCTCGGAAGGCGGCTACGAACAATATTCTCCTTCGCATATTGCAAGACGTACATCGAAGCTTGCCAACGTCGGATTGACGTTTCTCCCCATAGTATCGATTCGACTTGCGTCTACGGCTAGTGGAGCCGTCATTGTTCCGGGTCGTATGCAAGTGTTGCCAATCACAAGTCAGAACTACGAAGTTGCACTCATTACCAATCCGACATTGACTGGTGCGTCGTGGACAACAATGCCTACAACAAGCAACGTTCAACTAGACACGTCAGCAACTGCGTTGTCTGGCGGAACAATTGTTCAAACAGACTATGTAACCTCTAGCGGAAGCGGTGGTGTTAATCCTCTTGTTGATCCTGCCGGATACAATTGGTCGCTGCAACTCGGAACATCGCTTGCAGGCGTTAGCGATATTCTTACGCTTGCAATTAAAACAGTGGACTCTGCAACTCCTGCCGGTGATGCATATGGCAGCATTGCGTTTTGGGATTTGACACAATGAGTAACAAGAAACGCACAATTGGTTCTGTACTTACGACAAGTACACAAGACGTGTATGTCGTTCCTGCTGGATTTAGAGCAGACGTTAGCAGCATCTTTGTCTCCAATGGTAGCAACAATAATGTCAATGTAACGTTGCAATGGTATAGCGCTGCTACCACGACGACGTATGACATTATGGATACTGTAGAGCTAAAGCCCCGCAGTATTTTGCAGATTACCAATCCGTTCTATCTTGATCGCGGAGACAAGATTACAGGCTCTGCAAGCATTGGTAGCAGTGCAATCACTGTATCAATTCGGACAGAAGAAAACTTTGCCAACAGCATCTAATCATGAAAACACAAATCAACGAACAGCAAAAGAAATTCATTGACGCTCTGCTTGGCGAAGCCAATGGCAGTCCTACGGTTGCCAAAGAAATGGCAGGCTATAGCAAGAACTATCCGACCAAGGAGTTGATGAATAGCTTGAAAGAGCACATCATCGAAGCAACGCAGCTTTACATTGCCATGCACGCACCGAAGGCTGCGATGGCTGTCGTTAATGGCATTGACGATCCGACAGAACTCGGCATCAAGGAAAAGCTCGCTGCCGCCAAAGACTTGCTTGATCGATCAGGTGTTGTCAAAACAGAAAAGCTTGAGGTACAATCTAGCGGTGGCATTATGATTTTGCCCCCTAAAGATGCTTCGGAGTAAATGTCTAGGATACTGTTAGGAAGTTGGATACTGCCGCAACCTGTAGAGCGTACACAATACGTCAAGATACCACGGCTGCGGAAAGAACCAACTATTCCTTTTGGCTATTACGTTGACGAAAATGATCCGGGTTGGTACATTCCAATCCCAAAAGAGCTTGATGCTCTAAAGCTTGCTGAGCAATATTGTAAGCGCTACACATATAAGCAAGTAGCAGCGTGGCTGACTAAGGAGACAGGACGAAGCATTAGTCTTGATGGACTAAGAAAACGGCTAAGAGATGAGCGGAAGCGAAAAAATAAGTACAATTTCTATCTCTCCCTTGCCGGAAGATACAAAGCCGCGCTTGAGAAAGCGAAACAATTCGAAGAGACCCTCGGTAAAAAAGACAAAACCGTCTTCTTCGACCAAGAACCCTATACAAGTCTCTACGACAGATATCCAATACCCGAGCGTAGAGATTGAAAACGTCATCTTCAAGCCCAACGCAGGCCCACAAACTGCGTTTCTAGCGGCTTCAGAGCGCGAAGTGTTATATGGAGGTGCAGCAGGTGGTGGCAAAAGCTACGCCATGCTTGCCGATCCTCTGCGCTACATCACGCATCCGCAGTTTTCTGGCTTGCTTCTGCGTCACACCACCGAAGAGCTTCGTGAACTGGTGTGGAAATCGCAGGAGATGTACCCCAAAATCATCCCCGGCATCAAATGGAGCGAGCGAAAGTTCCAATGGGAAGTGCCGGGTGGTGGTAGGCTGTGGATGTCCTACCTTGATCGCGACGAAGACGTGTTGCGATATCAAGGTTTGTCGTTTAGTTGGATTGGTTTTGACGAATTGACGCAGTGGGCTACGCCTTTTGCGTGGAACTACATGCGTTCTCGCTTGCGTACAGCAGCTTCTGACCTGCCTGTGTACATGCGAGCCTCCACTAACCCCGGAAACAAAGGTCATGCATGGGTTAAAAAGATGTTTATTGACCCGTGTCCACCGGGTGAAGCATTTTGGGCTACGGATATTGAGACGGGTGACCGCATGGTGTACCCGGAAGGACATAGCAAAGCGGGTCAACCGCTGTTTAAGCGTCGGTTTATACCCGCCAGACTATCCGACAATCCATATTTGACCAAATCTGGTGACTATGAGACAATGCTTTTGTCGCTGCCAGAGCATCAGCGACGCCAACTGCTAGAAGGAGATTGGGATGTCGCTGAGGGTGCCGCTTTCCCGGAGTTTAAGCGCTCAATTCACGTGGTTGAGCCTTATTCTATTCCCTCTGACTGGGCTAGGTTTCGTGCTTGTGACTATGGCTATGGGAGTTTCACTGCTGTTATCTGGTTTGCTGTTGCACCTGACGAATCTCTTGTCGTTTATCGCGAGCTTTATGTTACAAAAGTGCTTGCCGAAGATTTGGCAGAAATGATTTTGAGCATGGAGTCGGGTGAACGCATTCGATATGGTGTTCTGGATAGCTCTTGTTGGCATAAGCGTGGCGATACAGGCCCATCTATCGCAGAACGGATGATCGTCAAAGGCTGCAAGTGGCGACCTTCCGACAGAAGTGCAGGTAGTCGTGTCGCAGGTAAGAACGAAATCCATCGTAGGCTTCAGATTGACTCCTACACCAATCAGCCACGCATGACAATCTTCGAAAACTGCACTCAACTCATTGCAGATCTACCAACAATCCCGTTGGACAAGGCAAATCCCGAAGATATTGACACGAAAGTGAAGAATGACCACACCTATGACGCCCTGCGTTATGGAGTGATGAGTCGTCCTCGCAGTGCAAATATCTTTGATTTTGACCCATCTAAGCAATCGCGTGGTATAACCCCTGCCGATCCTGTCTTTGGATATTGAATAGGACTTAATTATGGCTATTCGTGACGACAAAAATTTTATTGACGATAAATCAGTAGGTCTGCCTGACGACAGCGGAGAAACGACGTTTTCTGGCGGCGGATTGGTTAACTTCGTCAAAGAGCGATTCAGTCGTTCGAAACAAGCTCGCCGTTATGACGAAGAGCGTTGGCTTCGTGCCTATCGCAACTATCGCGGCATCTACGGCCCTGACATGAAGTTTACAGAGACTGAGAAGTCTCGTGTTTTCATCAAAGTTACGAAGACAAAAGTGTTGGCTGCGTATGGTCAACTCATCGACGTGCTGTTTTCTGGCAGCAAGTTTCCAATTTCTGTTGATCCGACACCGCAACCTATCGGCATCGCTGAGAATGTCCACATCGATGTTGCTGAAGAGCAAAAGAAGGCAGCAGGTCAGCCCACTCCTGAGTCTACATTTGATAAGAAGCTTGCTCCCGGCACTCGCGTAACCGATCTTCTCGGTTCTATGCGTAATGCCTTCAAGGGGCTTAACGTCAAAGAAGGCGCAGGCAAGCTGCCCACACAAATTACGTTCTCTCCCGCGCAAATTGCTGCGCGTAAGATGGATAAGAAGATTCGTGATCAGCTTGATGAAAGCAAGGCTGCAACGCACTTGCGCTCCACCGCTTTCGAATGCGCCTTGTTCGGCACCGGCATCATGAAAGGCCCGTTCGCCGTCGACAAGGAATATGCTCGTTGGGAGAACGGCAAGTATAAGCCCATCATGAAGGTGATGCCGAAGGCTCAACACGTCAGCGTCTGGAACAGCTATGTCGATCCCGATGCCAACAACGTTGAAGAGTCTTCCTATTTCATTGAGCGTCACAAGCTGAGCAAGACGCAGATGCTTGAACTCAAGCGTCGTCCGATGTTCCGCAAGTCAGTCATTGACGCTCTGATTCAGGACGGCCCCAACTACACCAAAGAGTATTGGGAAGACGATCTTAGCGACTATGAACCCAACATGGGCGTTGAGCGTTGGGAAGTGTTGGAGTATTGGGGTGCTGTCGACGTCGAGTTGTTGAAGGACAACGAAATCGACATCCCCGAAGAGTTTGAGGACAGCGTTGAATTGCAGGCAAACATCTGGTTCAGCGGTGGCAAGATCATACGTCTTGTCCTCAATCCTTTTAAGCCTGCTCGTATTCCGTACTATGTCGTCCCGTACGAACTAAATCCGTATTCGATGTTCGGTGTCGGCGTTGCCGAGAACATGGACGACACGCAGACGCTGATGAACGGCTTTATGCGCCTTGCTGTGGACAACGCTGTGTTGTCGGGTAATCTCGTTTTTGAGATTGACGAAACCAACCTCGTCCCCGGTCAAGACATGAATGTCTACCCCGGCAAAGTGTTCCGTCGTCAAGGCGGCGCTCCCGGTCAAGCGTTGTTTGGCACGTCGTTCCCTAACGTTGCCCAGACCAATCTGCAACTGTTCGACAAGGCTCGTGTACTTGCTGACGAATCCACCGGCATGCCGTCGTTTGCTCACGGTCAAACTGGTG